CTGCAACGCTTACCGTATCCTACAAGGATTTGCGTGGCCGTAACGAGGGTATAGTTACAATCGCAAGAGATGGCGCAAAGCTTTACAAGATTCCATTAAGAACAACAAGCGTTAAATTTAATGATGGCAATACTTGCTCTATAATTTGGAAGCCAACTGGAGAATATACAGACTCAACGACAACGATTCGAGTGATACCAATATGCGAAACAAAGTACACTCCAGTTCAATGTCAATTTATTAACCGATACGGAGGCTGGCAATTTCTTACTTTCTTTAAAGCTAGAACGAATACCATTCAAACAATGGGTACTACGTTTAAGCTATTGCCTGATGCAGTTAATTACAACGCTTCAAGAGCACAGACTAAAAGCTTTAATATCAACGGAGGGCAAAACGTTAAATTAAATACTGGGTGGTTGCCTGAAAACTACAATGAGCTAATCCAAGATTTGCTTTTAGCAGAAACAATTTTATTAGATAACGTGCCAGTTGAAATTGCCACAACGGCTACCGAATTAAAGACATCGCTTAGAGATAGAAACATAAATTACGAGCTTGAATTTAGCTACGGCTTTAACCTTATAAACGATGTAGTCTAATGATTAGTGTATTATTATATATTTACGATGACTACACGCAAGAGCCTCAACGTGTCGAATTATTTAACGATGAAAAGATAAGCGTTACAAGTAACATTCAAAACGTGAATGATATTAGTAAAGTATTCACGGATTTTTCCCAATCTTTTACCGTTCCTGCGACTCCGTATAACAACCGAATTTTTAGGCATTGGTATGAGAACTCAATCACGAACGGATTCGACGCTAGAACACGAAAGAATGCCTATATTGAACTAGACTACACTCCATTTCGTAAGGGAAAAATTCAGCTAGAGAAAGCAACTTATAAAAACGGAGTGATTGACAATTATCAAATCACGTTTTTCGGTGCTTTAGTTTCACTAAAAGATACATTTGGAGGTAAGTTTTTAAGGGATCTAAATCTAAGCTCATATAATTTTAGCTATACTGGCACGGTTGTAAAGAATCGTGTGACTGCTTTGAGTGACTTGGATGTTATGTTTCCTTTAATTTCATCTAATAACGTTTGGCAATACGGCACAAACGGCACTTCTAGAACAAACTGGGATATTAGCAAAAATGGGCATCCGATTTATCACACCGATTTATTCCCTGCGATTCGTGTTAGTAAAGTATTTGATGCGATTGCATCTAGTTTAGGTGTCACATTTGAAGGCACTTTTTTAAGTGATTTGCGATTTACTCGTGCATACTTATGGCTAAAGAATAGCGAAACATTTGCTTTGAAAACGGTTGCTAATAAACTAAACTTTCAGACAAGCACTTCAACAACTGGAACGCAAGGCATATTTAACGTATTTAGTGACACGCTTAATTATGTAAAGCCTACTGCACCAGAATACCAAAGCCAGTCCAATATCACAATCACGTTTAGCGTTCCAAGCGTAGGGCAGGATGCTCAATTATTTTATTTCTACGTTTACCGTGATGGGGTTGTAGTTAATACGCAAAGCTATTTAACGCAAACGAGTGCAATGTATTTAGAAGTGCCTCTTGAAGAATCAGGAGCTTACACGTTTTACATTGCCTCAACCGCAGCGATATCATTTACATCGGTTTATTACTATGAAACTGGAGTATTAAGCGGAGGCACTTACACTAAATTAACTGATTTAACGGTAACGCAATCCACAACACAGACTACCACAACGACATTAGACTTGGCTCAGTATATGCCAGAGATGACAATCGAAGAATTTTTTAGTGGTATTTTAAAAATGTTTAATTTGACTTGCTATTCAGATACGGCAGGAATTTATAAAATTGAACAACTAGAGGGCTGGTATGCAAGCGGAACAAGCAGAGATTTAACTCAGTATATTATTAACGATTCTCTTGAGCTAGAACGAAGCAAAGCATATAAGAAAGTAAACTTTAAATACCAAAAAGCAGAATCGTGGTTAAATGAAAATTTTATGTCACGCTCAAAAGTGCCTTATGGCGATTTGTATTATGAGCTTGATAACGATGGCGAAGAATACACCGTTGAGCTACCATTTGAAACTATTCTACATAACAAATTTACTGGCACTAATTTGCAAGTAGGCTACTCAATGAAACCTAGCTATATACCCTATATTCCAAAGCCAGTTATTTTGTACAACTATGGCGCATTGCAAACCGTATCAACTTTTCATTTTAATGATGGAACTGGAACGGATGACTATACAAGTGCAAACATATTTGGACAAGACACGCTAATCAGCTCAGTAGATTACACGCTAAATTTTGGAGCAGAGCAATCAACCTATACTGGGGCAATAGAAAATCAATCGTTGTTCAATAATTATTACGCTAATTATCTAAATAACATTTTTGGAATTAAGAGCAGAATTGTAAAGCTAAAAGGGATGCTACCGATTAGCCTTTTAACTAATTTAAAAGTAAACGATAGAGTAATTATCAGAGATAAACGTTACATAATTAACCAGTTCACAACCGATTTAACAAGTGGCGAAGTAAGTTTTGAACTACTAACAGACTTTAGAACGATATGATAAAGCAAATAATAGAAATGTTAAACACGTTCGACCATTACGGAAGGAGTGAAACGATAGAAATTGCCAAAGGTAAGCACGAATTGCCAACGACAATAAAAAAAGGATGGAAACAAATTAAACGCAATTACAAATGGCAAAGGATATCGAAGTAGATATTAATGTTAATAACAACATTGAAGGATCTATCGCTCAACTAAAAGCCTTAAAACGTGAGTTAAAAAACACGGCAGTAGGAACAGAGGAATTTAAGAATCTATTTAATCAGATTGATGACTTAGAGGATAAAATTAAATCTGCAAAAAATGTTTCTAGCGATTGGATTGACTCACTTGAATCAGCAGGTGGGCCGATTGGTATGCTTGGTGCAGGCTTAAACAAGGCTAAAGTTGCAACGCAATCGTTCGGCTCTGCTTTAAAAGCAACTGGAATCGGCTTAGTGGTTGCCGCAGTAGGTGGATTAGTAGCTGCGTTTAGTGAATCTGAAACTGCAATGAAAAAGCTAGAGCCTTTGTTCATTGGATTAGAGAAAATTCTAGGTGGTATCTTTAAAGTATTTGAGCCATTGCTTGATGCTTTTATTGATTTAGCTCTAAGAGCATTGCCATATATTACAAAAGGAATTGGTGGCTTTTATTCTGGACTATTTGCGTTGTTTACTTTAGTTAAAAACGTAGGTATGGGAGCAGGCAAAATTTTAAAAGGAATTTTTACGCTTGATTTTGATGCGCTAAAAGAAGGTTATACACAATTGACTGGGAGCTGGAACTCAGCGGTTGAGGAATTTAAGGAGGCAAACAAAAGATTTGAGGCAGGCTCAAATACCGTAACTAAAACCGAAACTAAAAATTCAAAGGAACGAGTTAAGACTTACAAAAAAGAGGTAAAAGAAAAAACAAAGGCCAACGAAGATTATATTGATGAATACACTAAATCTTTAGTAAATGAGTTTTTTGCCTATGAAGCACATCTAAAAAAGATTGCTGATTTAGAGAAAACATACGCACAACAAATTGAAGATGATGAAGCGGTAACAGAGCAACAAAAACTTGACTTATGGTATAAAAGACAAAAAGCAGAAATAGATGCGATAGAAAGTTTTGGTAACGAAAAAAATAGATTGTATGCTTTATTAGAAACTCAAAGAGCAAACAAGCAAGGAGAGATTGACAAAAAAGCAAAAGATGACCAAAATAAATTAGACAAAGAAAATAAAGCGATTTTAAATAAAAAACAACTTGATGATGAAAAATTTATTGAAGCAAGAAAAGCAGCTCAATGGCAATTAGTAGATGCAATTCAGGGCGCTTTGCAAGCAATAGGCTCATTATTTGCTCAAGGGAGTAAAGAAGCTAAAGCGTTTGCATTAGTAGACATTGCGATTGGAACGGCAAAAGGATTTATTCAAGGCTTAGACATTGCTCAAAAAACTGCAGCGGCAGCTGGGCCGGGAGCTGGACTAGCATTTCCAATCTTTTTAGCGCAACAAGTAGGCGCAGTTTTAGGAGCTGCATCAAGAGCCAAAGCAATTTTAAACTCTGGTAGCTCATCAAGCTCAGGTGGTGGTATCTCTGTTACAAATTCTGCAATACCGCAAGCACCTACATTTAACGTTGTAGGAGTAGGCGGTGCTAATCAGATTGCTCAAACAATTGGAGCGCAAGGGCAGACACCAGTAAGGGCTTACGTTGTATCGCAAGATGTAACTACTCAGCAGGCACTAGATAGAAATATCGTAAAATCTGCAACATTAGGATAACGAAAATAAAACAAGGATAATTTTTAAACGTTTATGCGATATGAGAATAGTTGAATTAGTTATCGAAAAAGAGATGGATGGCATTGATGCGGTTAGCCTCGTGGATGCTCCAGCTATTGAAGAAAACTTTATAGCACTAGCTAAAGAATATAAAATGGAGCTTGCTGAGGTTGATGCAGACAAGCGTATCCTGATGGGTGCGGCATTAGTTCCAAATAAGCAAATCTACCGTAAGCACGGAAAGGATGAGTTTTATGTTTTCTTTTCTGAGAACACCGTTAAAAAAGCAAGCGAATTGTTTTTACAAAATGGCAATCAATCAAACGCAACGCTAGACCACAAAACAAAATTTGAAGGTGCAACCGTTGTTGAATCTTGGATAATTGACAATCCTGAAATGGATAAATCTAAAGCATACGGCTTTGAATTACCAAAAGGCACTTGGATGATTTCGATGAAAATTGAAGATGACAAAGTTTGGAAGGATGTTAAGGATGGCAAATACAAAGGTTTCTCAATCGAGGGATATTTTGCAGACAAATTAGAAATGTCTTTGCAAGAAGTAGAAGCCGAAAAATTGATTAACGAAATACTAAACATTTTAAAAGATGGCAAATAAAAAAACAAGTCCACAAGGAGGCACAAAAGATGCTTGCCTTTGTGAAGATGGCACATACTCAAAGGAGTGTTGCAAAGGAGAACAAATCAATCAAGGGATTGGCTCATTGGTAGGGCAAGGCTCTTCAATAGTAATTAACACAAACGAGGCTCGTGTTGTCGTTTCTGGAAGCTAGTAAATTAAACAAACAAATAAATAAAATGGAATACAAAAACAAGTTAAACCAAATCAAAGCACTTTTGTCGCTAGAGGTTAAGCTTGCTCAGATGACTCTTGCAGACGGCATTACCGTTGTAGAGGCTGAAGAGTTCGAGCCTGAATACTCAGTTGGCATTGTGACTCCAGATGGTATCGTGCCGATGCCAGTAGGAGAGTACGAATTGCAGGATGGTACAATGGTTGTTGTAGAAGTGGAAGGAATCATTGCTTCAGTAGGCCCAAAAGCTGAAGAAGAAGAAATGCCTGAAACTGAAGTAGCACCTGAGGCAGTTGTTGAGCCAGAGATGGAAGCATCGCCTTCAGCACCACAACCTAAAAGAATTGTTGAATCAGTATCAAAGGAATCTTTCTTTGAGGCACAAGTTGCTGAATTGAAAGCTGAGATTGAAGCATTGAAATTAGCAGCTCAAGCGAAAGAAGAAGAAGTTCAATTGGCATCTCAAGAAGAAGCAGCTGAGCCAATCTCTTTCAATCCTGAATCAGCTATTAAGCCTGAAGGTTTTAAGTACGGTAAGAATCGTTCTAAGAACATTCAAGATTCAGTTTACAACAAATTATTCAACTAAAATTAATTAAATAAGAAATGGCAACTACAACGTCAATCACTACAACTTACGCTGGCGAGTTTAAAGATAAAATTATCGCAGCGGCTTTATTGTCATCTCCAACTATCGACAATGGTGGTATCGAGATCAAACCAAACATTAAGTACAAAGAAGTTATCAAGAAAATCGCTACTGATGCAATCTTGAAGAACGCTACTTGTGACTTTGATGCAACATCTACGGTTACTTTAACTGAGCGTATTTTACAACCAGAAGAGTTCCAAGTAAACTTACAATTATGTAAGAAGGATTTCCATTCTGATTGGTTATCAGCTCAACAAGGATATTCAGCATTTGATGTTTTACCAAAGTCTTTCGCTGATTTCTTAGTTGCACACGTTGCTGCTAAAGTTGCTGCTAAAAACGAAACTAACATTTGGGCAGGTGTGAACGCTAACGCTGGCGAGTTTGCTGGTTTCCAAGCTTTATTAGCTGCTGATGCTGCTCTTCCTGCTGCTCAAGAGGTTGCTGGAACTACGGTAACTGCTTCAAACGTTGTTGCTGAATTAGGCAAAATCGTTGATGCTATTCCTGCTACGTTATACACTAACGAAAACCTTTACATCTACGTTTCACAAAACATCGCTCGTGCTTACGTTCGTGCTCTTGGTGGATTCGGTGCTTCAGGTTTAGGTGCTAACGGTACAAACGCTCAAGGAACTCAATGGTACAACAATGGTTCATTGTCATTTGATGGTGTTAAAATCTTTGTTGCTAACGGTATGTCTAACAACGTAGCAATCGCTACAACTAAGGACAACTTGTATTTCGGTACTGGCTTATTAACAGATATGACTGAGGTAAAAGTTATTGATTTAGCAGACATTGACGGATCTCAAAACGTTCGTGTAGTTATGCGTATGAGTGCAGGTGTTCAATACGGAATCGTTGAGGACATCGTTACTTACGGTTTGACTAACTCAGCTAACTAATAGCAAAAGAAAAAGCACCTCGTTAATTCGGGGTGCTAATTTTTAACATTGTAAATAAAATCAATATGTCTTGCGATATTTCATTAGGACGCATTGAGCCTTGCAAAACAAGTAACGGAGGTTTAAAATCCGTTTACTTTGTAAACTGGGGCGATGCGACTGGGTACACATACGATGCTACCGATACCGATGTAATTGATGCAGTAGCAGGAACTCCTTCAGCATACAAGTATGACTTGAAAGGAAACTCTAGCTTCGAGCAGACAATCACATCAAGCCGTGAGAACGGAACAACATTCTTTGAGCAAACGTTAAATTTGACTTTAAAGAAATTATCTATTGTCGATCACAAGCAAATCAAATTGTTAGCTTATGGCCGTCCACAAGTTATCGTTGAAGATAACAACGGAAGCTTATTCTATGCTGGTTTAAAGCACGGAATGGAAGTGTCAGGTGGAACGATTGTAACTGGTGCAGCGATGGGCGATTTATCAGGATACACATTAGTGCTAACTGGACAAGAGCCAGTTCCTGCAAACTTCTTAGGTGCGACTTTAGTAGCTGCTGGATTCACGGTGGTTTCAGGATCGTAACAAAGATTGTTTTTTGTGATGATTTGAAGGGGGGCTTGATTGCCCCTCTTCCATTTAAAAACAAAGCCTATTAAAAAACGTTTATCTATTGTGATAGTTTTAAAAGAAATAGGTACGGCACAAACGGTGCGCTTTATCCCTACTCGTAGAAGTAGCGGAACATCATTAATTTTAAAGAACGAAACGACAAACGCTTCGACAACATATTCCATTACGACAACCGCAACTTCATACTATTTGACATTCTCTAAAATACTAACTTTAAAAGAAGGTCATTTTTACGAGATGACAATCTTGGATGGGGCTGAATTAGTTTATCGTGATAAGGTATTTTGCACAAATCAAACGATTGCTACCTACTCAATTAATAAAGATGAGTATGTAGAAAACAATCAAAACATAATTTTCTATGAGTAACGTTCACGTTTTCAATTTTGAATCTCATAAACCGCCAACGACAACAGAATCGAAAAGAGATAACTGGGTTGAGTTTGGAGATGACAACAATTACTTTCAGTATTTGATTGACCGTTACAATAATAGCACAACGAATAGCGCAGTTATAAACGCAATCACGAAACTAATCTATGGTCGTGGTTTAGATGCTACTGATTCAAATAAGAAGCCGAACGACTACGCTCAGATGAAAATGCTTTTTCGTACTGAGGTACTAAAGAAAGTTATCCAAGATGAATACCTATTAGGACAAGGATATTTTCAGTTAATCTATAATAAGCAAGGCAATTCAATTGTAAGAGTTGAGCACATCCCAGCTCAGTTAATTAGAGCTGAAAAATGCAACGATAAAGGAGAAATTACTGGCTATTATTATTCTGATAATTGGGATGATACAAGAAAGTTCGTTCCTAAAAGAATACCAGCGTTCGGTTACGGAGATAAGAAGCTAGAATTGCTTCGTGTAGGAGAATATAGCGTAGGACAAAAGTATTATTCAAACGTTGATTATATCGGTGCAGTTCCTTATGCTAAACTAGAAGAAGAGATTGCAGACTTTTTAATCAATGATGTACAACACGGTTTTTCTCCTACATCGGTTATTAACTTCAACAACGGTGTACCTGATGAAGAAAAACAAAGCATTATTGCATCAGATGTTAAACGCAAATTAACTGGCTCAAGCGGTGCGAAGGTTGTGGTTGCTTTTAATAGCGATGAAACAAAGAAAACGACTATTGATTCAGTTCCTTTAAACGATGCTCCTGCTCACTATCAGTATTTAAGTGAAGAAGCTCGTGGAAAGATTTTGCTTGGTCACTCAGTTACATCGGGCTTGCTATTTGGTATCCCTGCTAATAACGGCTTTAGCTCAAACGCAGATGAATTAAAGAATGCTTCTATTTTGTTTGACAACTTAGTTATCAGACCAAAGCAAGGCACGATTATAGATGCTTTAGATTTGATTCTAGCGTTCAATAAAGTTACGTTGAATATGTACTTTAAAACGCTTCAACCTTTGGAGTTTATTGATCAAAATCCAGTTATCTCTAAGGATGATATGGAAGAGGAAACTGGGCTTAAGTTATCTTCTCACATTGATAAATTAAACGTTGAAGAATACGGTGCAGAAATGGATCCTGATGAGTGGGAATTAATTGATAGCCGTCCAGTATCATACGAAGATGAAGAGCGCTTAGATGCAGAATTAGAGGCTTTAAACAATCCGCAAAAATCTATTATGTCTAAGGTTTGGGAGTTTGTAACAACTGGAGTTGCAAGACCTGATTTAAAATCTGAGCAAGATGGCAAATTGTTTGCATCTCGTTACCGTTATACTGGCGAGATATCTGCTGAATCTCGTGAATTTTGTCAGAAAATGATGAAGGCAAATAAGCTATACCGCAAAGAGGATATCATTAGAATGGGCGAAAAGCCAAATACTAACCCGGGATTTGGGCCAAGAGGTGCAGACAGATACGACATATTCCTTTACAAAGGAGGCGGAGCTTGCCATCACTTTTGGACTCGTGAAACTTACAAGCGTTTTGTAGATCCTAGAAGAAGAGGAGCAGAGCAAATAACACCAGCACAAGCAAGAAAGCAAGGCGAGATTTTACCAACGGTTAATAAATTGGTTTATACTGCACCGATTAATATGCCGAATAAAGGATTTTTACCCAAATAATTAAAAGAATGGCACAAGCATTATTTATTAGCCGTGATGACATTGTTAAATTTACCGCTCTAAACGGTAACATTGACACCGATCGTTTTATTCAATGGGTAAAAGTGGCACAAGATATTCACATTCAAGGCTATCTTGGCACAAAGTTATTTAACAAAATCAATGATGGCATCGTTGCAGGTAATTTAGCTTCTCCATACACAACACTTTTAAATACTTATATTAAACCGATGGTAATTCATTGGTCAATGGTTGAGTTTATGCCGTTTAGTGCGTACACATTTGGAGGCAAAGGAGTGTTTAAACATTCATCTGAGAACGCTCAAAACGTTGAGAAGGATGAGATAGACTTCTTAGTAGAAAAAGAGCGCTCAATCGCAGAGCATTACACTCGTAGATTCATAGATTATATGAGTTTTAATCAGTCAAGTTTTCCAGAATATAACACGAATAGCAATGCAGATATGTTCCCTGACAAACAAGCGGACTTCGGTGGCTGGTATCTCTAGGGGCAAATATGCAACTAAAGATACAAACGTTAAAAAATTAAAGGTTTACCTTAACAAAATAGAAAATGGCTCTTAATTTCACGCATACAAAAGGCGATACATTTAGTGAAGTAGCTTTCGAAGTAAAGAAAAACGGCACGGCTATCAACTTAACTGGGGCAACAATCAGAATGCAACTGAGAAAACAATACTCTGACACGACTGCATCTCTTTCTTTAACATCCGCTTCATCGGCAGGCATCACAATTACAAACGCAGCAAGCGGATTATTTAAAATCAATGAGCAAATTATAGACATCGAAGTCTTTAATTACGTTTATGACATTCAATTTACCTTGTCTACTGGCGAGGTTAGAACGTATGTAAAAGGAGGATTTAACGTTACACCAGAAGTTACTCGCTAGAATGGAAGATATTATAGACATCATAGTTACCGAAACTACCAATACAATTGAAATCACGGCTCAACCGAACGATGAGATTATTGATGTCAATATAATTGATAATAGAGAGGATATAGTTTTAAATGTAACTCCTACCGTTGTAGAAATTAATATCAATTCTTTGACAAGTAATTTTGGAGTTGAATGGGGCGATATAACTGGAACGCTTGCGAATCAAACCGACCTTAATAACGCTTTAGCTTTAAAGGCTAATTTAGTAGGTGGCAAAGTTCCTGCATCAGAATTGCCTTCATACGTTGATGATGTCGTTGAGGTTTCTACATTTAGTGCGTTACCAGCGACTGGAGAGATAGGTAAGATTTATGTCATCTTAGACACGAATAAAATCTATCGTTGGTCTGGCTCGGTTTACGTTGAGATTGCAGATTCTACTGCGGTATGGGGTGCAATAACTGGAACGCTATCTAATCAAACTGATTTACAAAATGCGTTAAACGCAAAGCAAGATGATTTAAACGGTACTGGATTTGTTAAAGCTTCAGGAACGACAATTAGCTATGACAATAGCACTTATGCTTTAGATTCTGCGGTAGTTAAATTAGCAGGAGCGCAAACTATTACGGGATTAAAAACTTTCTCAGGAGGTTTAATTGCAAACGTTTCAACTGGTGGTGATCAAGGATTTTATTCCATAAACACTTCTACGAGTGCTTCCTCTGTTTTTGTTCAAAACAATAGCACGGGGATTGGAATACTTGCAAACAACGCTTTAGGTGGCGATGCAATTCTTATCGGTAATGATACTTCGGGAAGAGGTATTTATATTACAAATGCTACTATTTCAGGAAGTGGTAAAGGTATTTCAATAGATAATTACAATAGCGGTATCGGTATAGAGGTAGGCTCGGATTCTAGTGCGGATGCGATTAAAGTTTTACACCTAGCTGGACGCGCTTTTAATATACAATCTAGCGGAGGCGGTTATGGTGTTATTATCAACAATACAACTGCTTCTACTTCAGCTCCTTTCACCATACAAAAGCAAGGGGCTAGCGTTATTACTTTAACAGATGCAGGAGCTGGAACATTTAATTCTTCTTTAACTGCTAATAGCTTTGTAAAAACTAGTGGAACTTCTAGTCAGTTTCTTAAGGCAGATGGCTCAGTTCATTCTAGCACTTATGCTTTAGATTCTGCGGTAGTTAAATTGACTGGAAATCAAACCGTAGCTGGGATTAAAACAATGTCTAATGTATTCAAATTAGACGATACATTACAAATTAAAAACATAGCTCAATTAAGCAATAACACTGGGTATACTGGAGTTTGGGCTGAGACTGCCGCTATTGGATTCTACACTGGCGCAAACGCAATTCGGTTACTATACGCTGGTAATTATAATTATACAATGCCTTCCGCAGATGGAACGCTTGCCTTAACTTCTCAGTTATCCTCTTACCTACCTTTAAGCGGAGGCACTTTAACTGGAGCTTTAAGCGGTACGAGTGCGACGTTTAGCGGACAAGTTACATCTACTACTAATTTTTATACAGCATCTATTTCTGATACATTAGGTGCTAGAGCTTTTGGAGGAAATAGTTTTTCTATTAGGAATAATATAGCCGAAGATTTTAATATAGACATTTATAATAGAACTTCTTCAGTTTGGTATAATGCTTTAAAATTAGCTAATAATGGAGGAGCCGCCACGTTTTCGAGTAACATACATATTCCTTCAGCTAGTTCACCCGGTCAAGGATATTTTTATTTTGATTATTTATCTACTCAAGCAGATTCAAGAACTTGGAGGATAGCAAATGATTATAATGTTTATGGAGATTTCCAAATTCAGCAATCAACAACTCAAAGTGGAAGTACATACTCAAAGATTTTAGGATTTAGTCCCACTGGAGCCGCCACGTTTTCGAGTAGTGTTACGGCAACGAGTGTAAGACTATCTGATGGAAATGAAATAGGATGGGGTGCAAATACTACTTTTTTACTTGGAGATAGTGCAAATAATAATTTTAGGTTTTTTACTAACAATACAGAAAAAGTAAGAATCACTTCCGCCGGCAACGTCGGCATCGGAACGACGGCGCCAACTGCTATCAGTGGATTTACATCTTTAACTTTAAATAACGCTACGAATGGCGGTATTATAGATTTTCAAACTAATGGAACGGGAGTAGGTAGAATTATAAATGATTCTTCTACATTTAATCTTTTATCATTAGGGGCTAGTTCTGTTTTAATTTTAGGAACTAACGGAAGCGAAAAGATGCGGATTACTAGCGGGGGGAAATTATTAGTTAATAGAACTGCTACTATTTTTGCAAATTCTGGCCATAGTATACAAGGTGATGTTTCATCAGGTGGAGAACCTGTTTTAGAAGTATATAATCAAAGTTTATCAGATTCATCGCCAGCTTTAGCTTGTTTTAAAAATAGTGGTACAACTTCAAGTAGTGCTAGATTTATGCAATTTTACTCAGATGCTGGTACTATTGCGATGGGGGGTATTGTAGGAAATGGAACTTCAAACGTACAATTTGCGTCTATTTCTGACATAAGGAAAAAAGAAAATGTAAATAAATTAAATAATTCACTAAATAAAATTATGGCTTTAAATCCAGTTTCTTTTAATTGGAAATCAAATAATGAATTTGTTAGTGCTGGATTTATTGCTCAAGAAGTGGAAAATGTATTTCCAGAATATGTAGTAGAAAATATGCTAGAAGAAAACGGAATTACTTATAAAGGATTAACCGGTGGTATGACTGGTGGAATAGTTCCAGTTTTAGTAAAAGCTATTCAAGAATTAAAAGCAGAATTAGACACATTAAAAAATAAATAATATGGCATTCACTTGGGTTATATCTCAATTAGACTCAATCCCTTCCCTAGACGGGATGGACAAAGTAATAAGCGTAATTCATTACAGAGCGCAGAAGGAATACCAAGAGGATGTCATTCATTTTACGGCAGACTATTATAATTTATTAAAAGTAGATGCACCACACGAAGCGAGCTTTACTCCTTACGATGAGGTCACAAAAGAAATGGTCGAAGGCTGGTTAGCGGATTCATTGGATACCGTATCAATCGAGGCGAATTTAGATGCACAGATTGAGAACTTTTTGAATCCTCCGATTGTGAACTACGGCTTACCTTGGAATAATAATTAATTAGTACTTTTATATCACAAAAAACAAAAACAAAAAACAAATGAAAATTGACTTAAATTTTAACTTAGTAGATTTAAACGGAGCAGAAGTTCCAAACACAAACGCAGGGAAATTAGTAGCACAAACATTAGTGCAACAAACTAAGGGAGATGCGTTAAAATTCTGGGATTGGGCAGTAGCTTTAAACAAGGGCGAAGTGCTTGACTTAGATTCTAGCGATCAAGAAACATTTAAAAACTTTGTAAAGGATAGCGAGGCAATCACAATCTTTGCAAAGGCACAAATTTTACTTAAACTTAAAAAAGAATAACTATGGCATTTTTAGACATTTTCAAGGATGACAACGAAATCAACGAGAAAGCAATCTTAGGCTTTGCATCGTTCGGTGTATTATTTATCTACGGCATTGCAGATGTAGTGACTGGCTTAGAGCAACAACAATTTGTTATTGAGCCTATTATCTTAGAGGTATTTGCAGGCTTGACATTCGGTTGCTTTGGCATCGCTTCTTACGAGAAAGTTGCTAACCGCAAAACGGATGCAGAGCGTGAGAAAAACTTACAAGGTGGTTTAGCTCCATTGCCTGAAGATGAAGGTTAATATAGCGCTTTTCATTTGTTGTATGATTGCAATCTTCTATGCTTACACAAAGCACAAGCAAGCAGGAGAGGCAAAGCCGAATGACACGCTTGTCGTTCACGATACAACGTGGAAGATTCACGATTCTATAATTGTGAAGAAAGTGCCTATTTACAAAGAGATAATTGTGGAGGTAGCATCTAAACCTGAGATGCTACCAGACACAAATTACGATAATTTAAAAAGGCAATACCTTGCTTTGCTTCAATAGTATATGAATAAGGTAATTTATTCGGATACGATACGAGTGGGCAATTACGGATACATTGCAGTTTTAGATTCAGTTCAACAAAATAAATTAACAAGCCGAAGAACTCGTGAGAACTATCAGATTCCTGAGATTAAAGAAACGAAAACTATCACACGCTATTTACCGCCATCACGAGCTTTGTTTGTGGGTGGTGGAATTAATACGAGCAACTCAATAGGTATTAGAGGGATAGAGGCAGGCATCATTTACAAGACTAAAAAGGATGCATTGCTAAATGTAAAAGCTCAGGTTGATTTGAATGGGAATCCATTGTACGGTTTTGGCTATTATCACAAAATAAAATAGATATGCTTTTAAGAGTAGGATCAATAGGCGAAGATGTAACCAAATTACAAATTAAATTGGGTGTAGATCCAGTTGGAAAATTTGGGCCAAAAACAGAAGCAGCCGTTAAGGGCTGGCAATCAGCTCACGGCTTGACACCTGATGGCATCGTTGGAGATGCAACGTGGAGCAAGTTATTTGCTGCGGTGGTAGAAGTACCTTCTCCACCTATTATCGTTCAACCAGAGCCAACTATCGTGCCTCAAAGCGGATTCAAATTAGATAGATTGGTAGGACATATTCCGCAAGCGGTAATTAATCAGATTCCTGACACCGCAGCGAGATTCGGAATCACAAGCTCATTAAGACTTGCACACTTTCTAGCTCAATGCGGACACGAATCAGGAGGCTTTAGAGCAGTAAGCGAAAACCTAAACTATTCAGCAAAGGGATTGCTTGGTATTTTCCGCAAGTATTTCACAAATGTAAACATTGCAATGCAGTACGAGCGCAAGCCTGAGAAGATTGCTAATCGTGTTTACTCATCTAGAATGGGTAACGGCAATGAAGCATCGGGCGAAGGCTACAAATTCAGAGGTCGTGGTTATATTCAATTGACTGGTAAGGACAATTATAGAGCGTTTGATGCAACGGTAGGCGAAG